CTTATTCACAAAGCCCGTATTTGCTTGAGCACATAGAGCTGGCCTGCTCGCCATCGGCAAATATGTCGTACTGGCGTCCGCCTCGACTGGTTCGTGACCATGTGACAGCATCTCGAATTCCTTGGCCGTTACCGTTGGCCACTGGGAAGAACGTTGCAATTGATTTCTTTCCAGCTTTTTGCCCGATCTTTTCCCATTCTTCGATACGGTCAATTTGTTCTGGGAATCGGTTCGCGATTTCGCGCAACTCTTCTTTGCGGCAATTGATGCACGGCATACATCCAACACGGCCCATGCCAAGTTTGTAGAGCGGATTTGGCTGGATTCCATGACGAAGCATCATGTCGAAACAGTCAGAAGCCGTCCAGTCGAGAATCGGCCTGTAATTCCAGAGTTCAGCGCCTGTCTTTTCATCTCGCATTGCCAAGTCAAGTTCAACGGCACAGGACCGAGCTTTGCTTTCATCATGGCGAATGCCTTGCCACGAAACAACGTCGATTCCTTGTTTGATCAGCGGCAGCTGAAGCTGTTTCTTCAGAACGTCTGCTTTCAATTCAATTGAACAAAAGCGCATTCTGGTTGAAGGAAATCGGCCCTTGCAAATAACCATATCAAGAAACGGAATTCCAGTTGGATGAAGGACCGCAAGAGCTTCTTCGATCTTGCGTTCTGAAATTCCTTCTTCTCTCCACTTCGTTTGAACCGTTTTACGCTTCTGCTCAATTGCCGCTGTGTAATCGGCCTTGAGCCATTTAATTTCCAACCCAGTGGACTCGGCCAGGTATTTGATGTACTGGTAGGTAAGCGGATGCTCATTACCCGTATCACAGAAAACTGGTTGAATGTTTTCTGTGCCTCTTTCGATCGCTAGTAACAACATTGCAGTGGAATCCTTACCACCGCTAACGCTGATAACATTTATTTCTTTTGTCATGTTAAAAATGCCCCGGCTTTCTTTTGCTTGCTACTTACGCGCCAACCACGCCTGAAGCGCCTTATCATCTTCAGTGAATGCCCGCGGGTCATTGAAGAAGTCGCGATAGATGCCGATTGTGTCGTTTCGCATCGTTTCGTTGACGCGCATAAGCTCATCCCTGCGCAACTGCATGACGATATCGCACAGGTCATCAATCGCCTGATGCACCACGTCAAAATTGGCTTCGAGAATCTGATGCGTTTTCTGCCAGTGCACATAGGCCGAATCGAGCAGCGCCCCGGCGGCCTGAAACTGCCGCGAGAGGTTCACCGGCTGAGTCGTGGCGCGGGCGCAGATGAAGCCGGTGATAAGGACGCCCATCAAGTCCGACCAGCACCCGTCATCCTTCTCCGACTCGCCGGAGCGGCACCTCGCCAGTAACGCGTAAAAACCGAGACAGTATCTATGTAGCTCTATTTCTGTGACAGGGATGACGCGGGCCAGTGCGCCATAACCCCTGCGCTCAATCAGGTCATCTCCTGCGTAGTGGCACTGCTTTTTTCGGCCGGGCTTACGCTCTGCACGCTTCGCCAGCCTCCTCAATGCTCGGCTCATGCTTCCTCCTTCGCACATTTCAAAAAGCCAACGAACTTCTGCACGGCAAGCCCCTTCTTAGTGATTTCTGTTGCGAGGCTCTGCGCGAGCATGATCGCCAAATCGTCCCTGCCGTCCTTGACGCGATCGACAAGGATAGAGAGCTGTGTAGCCTCGCTCTTTGAGAAGCTGTGCTCGGCCTTCATCTCGCGGATCACCATTTTTGTTTTCTTCAGGTCAATCATTTGACGGCTCCCAAAGTTTGGTTATATCGTCATAGAGCTGTCGCGCTGGTATCAACGCATCGAGGCCAATATCTCTAGCGCGCTTCGGGTCGCTGTTGACTGCGATGTCATAAAGCATTGCATTCACCGGGTCGCTGATTTCTTCTGCCTTAAGGAGAACGGCGGACACAATATTTTTTTGTGCCCTTGTGAACTCCTTCGGATGCGCAAAGAGAACGAACGTCAGGGCGGCACGCTGACCGACATTGAACACGCAAGAGCCGCCAACGTCGCGATGAGCTGCGCAACTTTCGACAAGAAGCCGGGCGCCGGTATAGTCATTCGTGAGCCGTGCATACTCGAAAAACCGCGCACCATCCGCCGCTTTTCTCAAAATCGGCCGAGCTTCAGGCGCGGGCGGCAGAAGCCTGAGTAATGCCTTCCACTCCGACGCCGTCGCGGTAATCTTCGCTGTCGTGGCGGAAAGAAGCGGGAAGAAAGATGTATCCATGTTTGATCCTCCAAAGAGCTTATAAGCCCCAAAGAAAGAAGCCAACGAGCACCCCCGGCGCCAGCAAAAGGATCACGAGCGCCAGCGCGGCTAGTAAGTCCATAATGCGTTCAAGTATCATGACGCCCTCACGCTGAAATCTTGAGGCCAGGCGTGCGGAAAATCACAGTGCCGGGGATTGTGTTCTTGCCGAGCTTCCACTCATTCATAACCGCGATCTTGTCCACTGAGCGCACGACCTCGGCGCCAGCGCCCATCGACCGCGCGAGACGCCGCGCATCCGTGTAGGAAAGAGTCGGCGGGCACCTAATCGCATTCACTTTGACGAAGTCCGAGGGGACGGCCTCAATATCAAGCACGGCCACAGACTCACGCCCGGCGAGCGCCTTCACCTCGATATCGACGTCTGTTATCCGGTTGATTTTGCCGCTCAGCATGAACTGCGCTAAGAAGTCAGAAAGCTTGTCGGCCTTCGTTTCCAGTCGCTTCAAAATCGCTTTCTCGGCCTCAATGTGCTCGGCGACGGCGGCGGCCTCACGGCGCACGGCACGTACCACGCGGGCAAGCGCCGCGACCTTGTCAGCTTCCTTCCCTTCGGCCTCCCGCAGCTTGTCGAGGCCCGTAATCTCCCCAGTTTCCGGGTCGACCTCGACGGCCTCAGCCGCTTGGCGCACGGCTTCGCGCAAGTCAAGCGCCGTAGCCTTCGGCGCGTCGGGGTCTTTCTTCATGTCTACGAACATTTTTAGCGGTCCTTAAAACGGGCAATCCTCATCAATGTCAGCGGCGTTCGCGGGCGCGGACTTCTTCGCCGCCGGTGCGCTGACAGGCTTCGTAGCCGGGCGCTGAGGCTGACTGTCCGTGGCGCCCCGGCTTCCAAATTGCTGGCGCTCAACAAGAACCTCGGTCGAGTAACGTTTGACGCCCTGAGCGTCTATGTATTCGCGCGTGCGTAACCGGCCTTCCACCATCAACTGCGTGCCCTTGTCAAGGTACTCACAGAAGATTTCAGCGACACGACCGAAGGCAGTGCAGTTGTGCCATTCTGTTTCGGACTGCTTCTGTCCGTTCGCGTCCGTCCAGTGCCTGGTCGTCGCGAGGCTCACGCGGCACACAGGCCCGGCCTTCGATTCTTTCAGTTCAGGTTTCTTGCCAACGTTCCCGATGAGCATCACCTTGTTCATGTAAATGGCCATTTTTGTTACTCCTCTTTAGTTTCAATTTCGGCGGGGGCGGCCTGCTGGATGGCCTGCGGCGCCTGTGATTTCTCGTCTACACTTCCCGCGAGTACTTTCAACTCGTCATGAATGCCCGCAGCAGTAAGCGCTTTTCGGGCCGTGGGCGTTAAGTTTGCATAAAAGTCCTTGTATGCCGCCATGCCGCGATTCGCGGCCTCTGTGGCGACATCCACCAGTGCGGACGCTAAACGCTCATTCGTCAGCGTCTGTTCATCTACCTTGGCGCCGTTGCCGTCGTCATCCTCATCAGCGCTCACGCCGAGGAAGGCACTCAGGCTGTAACGCCGGGCGTATGTCTCAGCGCTTCCGAACCCCTGCGCCGGATTCTTGGGCCCGATAACAGGAATAAACAACACGCCGCTCGAAAGCGTCTCACCCGATGCGTGAGATACGCACGTCTCAACGCTGACTCCGTCTTTCGACGATGCGACGCGCTGGAATAGAAAAAGGCCGTGGCGGTTGAGCGCCGGGCGTGTGGCGTCAAGGATGCTTTGCAAGTCGGCATACTTCGACTTGAAAGCCGGATTAACGCAATTCTTTGTGACCGGCTTGAATTCCGCCTGAGCCGCCGCAAGGGCGGCATAGATGTTCTCAGCCGGGGCCGGGGTTGTGGTTTTGTCTGTCATTTGTGATAACCTCTATTTGATCCTTAAGTGAGTTCGCTCGGGTTTAGCTGGCCGCTATCCCGAGCGTTTTTTTTATGCTCAGTGTGTGGCTATGTAGCCGTCCACGGCGTCGACAGGAACGCCGACATATTCCAGCGCATAGACGCGTTGAATAGCCGCCCACAGCGGCGAATTACGCGGGCAATACGCGGCGATGGCGCCGGGGGCGTCGTGGCTTAATTCCTCGTAAGCCGAGCCGAGAAGATCGGCGGCCATGTCATCCAGCGTGACGCTTTCCAGCTGGATGCCGTATGCGGGCCAGTCACAGATTACGTCGAGGGGCTGGGCGAGCTTTTCACACCACTCGGCCCACTGTTCCGGCTCGCGCGGGCACGGGTCGAACTCTTCTGGACTCATGCCATCCCATGCGGCCTGAGCCGCTTCGTAGGCGGCATTACTCGCCGCGCGGCTGTAGGTCGTGAATCTCATTTAGATGACCTCCGGGTATTCGGCCGCGGAGTGAAGCTGCGACAAAACGATGTCGTCAATCCGATCGGCGAGGGCTTCATTGACCCAACCGGCGAGCGCCGGGAAGTCTTCCCGCGCCTTTTCGTCTGTGAGAACAGAACGAAGCAGGCGGAAGCAAGCCGCCGTGATCTCAACCTTCTGCGCCTCATCGAACGCCGGGAGTTGTGCATTACCGAACTTGGAATAGAACTCCGTAGAGTTCTTAGATGCGGCGTCATTGATGGCGCCGAGGAAATCGCCGAGGGCTTCGGCTTTTGCGGCGGATACGTTGATAAGAGTCTGTGACATTTTTCACTCCTTACGGCCCGTGCGGGCAAGTCTTAAAGTCGGCAGAGGATTAACCTCAACCATTGACAGCATTTTAGCCGCTCGGTCAGAAAAAAGCAAGAGGCAACATCATAAAAGCGTAGCGCCACGGCTAACCAATGTTAAGGAAGTCGCACGGCCTAATGCAGGAAGTCACAGGGGCGGGGAATATATAAGAGGCGGCGCCGTTATTAACCTACGTAAGAATCGCGGCCCGTATTAGCTATAAGTGTAGAACCGACTCGGGTTTAGCGTATAATGTTAGATAGCCATCCGGCTAACCAACAATGAGGAGAAAAAAATGGGGACTTTCAGATTAAAGCCCGGCGATGAACGTAATGCGGTGAAGCGTGCTGCGGCGTATTTCGGAGGCTGGACGGCCTTCGCTAAAGCGCTGAACACGCGCTACAACACAAATGTGAAGCCCTGCGCTATCTACGTTTGGGGCCGAAAAGGCAAGGTAGACCAAAAATACCTGCAGGCTGTTTCAGACCTTACCGGCATCCCGCAGGACGAACTGCGGCCAGGGTATCTGCCGAAGCGTCGGGAGCTTGTCGCGGCGGTGCAACAAGTCGAGGCCGAAAAATCTTAAAAGGGGGCGGCGGGATGGAGTTCGACTACTTCGCTACTAGAGACGCCATATGGGCACGCTCTGACCTCAGCTTTACCGAGAAGGGCGTAGCCTTGGCCGCGCTCTCTTTTCGGAATTCAAAGACAGGGTTATGTGCGCCCGCAGTCGAGTCCGACGACCCTGAGAAAAAAACACTGTGCAGTAAAACAGGGCTGACGCATATTTGCGTAAGGAAAACGCTAAAAGCACTGGAGGAAAAAGGGGTGATCACGCTCAAAAAGTGTGTGGCAAAACCTTCAGAAATTACCTTCGTTTTGGACGTTACCCTTAACGACGTTACCCTTAACGACGTTACCCTTAACGACGTTAAGCCTAAACAACGTTTAGGGCTACCCTTAACGACGTTTAGGGCTACCCTTAACGACGTTAAGGCAAATAAAGAAGTAATAAAGAAGATAATAAAGAAGAGAGATGCGCACGCTTGCGCGAGCGCCACACCCGAGGGCAAAAAAGGAAGCCGAATCACATTCACAGAGCTGACTGATGAACTCAGGGAGCAGGCGATTAAAGTACGTCCTGACTTATCCCCAGATCAAATAGCTTTTGAGTTCGATTGCTTTATTGACTACTGGAGAGCGAAGGCAGGAGCAGGAGCAGTAAAACGAGATTGGCCAGCGACGTGGCGAAACTGGATCAGAAGAAGCAACCAATTCGGAGCAAACGGAGGACGCCGACCAGCCACGCAGGCTCAGGCAGTTAATGAGTTTAAGAAGTCGGCTAGCCGTAAGCCGGAACAACAAGAGGAGGAGGAAGCGGCAGAGCTGCTTTTTGGATGATCATGCTGACGCCCGAAGAAATCGACGCCTTTTTTAATTCTCGTAGGTTCCTTGAAGGTACAGACGTAGAAATAGGCGTATACAGACCGAAAGAACAACAACAGATAAATTTCGTACTCGCGCCAGCATATTGCCTATTCCCTGACGGGTTCGAGTGCGGAGACGGTAAGGCGCCTTTTTTTGGCGCTATTAACTACTACATTCGTGAGAGCGACAACATTGCAGACATTCCGCCGGAGGTATGGACCGACCGGACGTGTGAGATCGAATACGTGCGCGGGTCAGAGAGGAGAGCACGCCAGCTGGCGATGATGATTCGCGACAAAGCACGGGACAAGTCGTGTTATTGGACGCCCGACGGCATTTTGGTTTACCTTAAAAACAAACACTGGCACAAATTCGGAGAACTACCTTATGCAAGACAAGACAATAAGTGAAATGACGATGCAACCGCGCGATTATTCGCCAGCCTTCGCGGCGTGGCAACAGTCCGCCCGCAACGTGATCTATCGACCTGACCACTTTGAAGACCCCTTATTTGGCATCATTGAAGGCCGCTTAGCGGGCACGCCGTGCGCATTCGACCAGCGTCTAGCCTTCAGAGAAGGCGAAGTAACGATGTGGGCCGGGCAAAACGGAAACGGTAAAAGCCTGCTCACAGGTCAGGTCGCCTTACAGCTTTTGGCGGCCGGGCAGAAGGTCGGTATTCAGTCGTTTGAAATGACGCCCGCACGGACGCTTTATCGAATGCTGCGACAGGGTTGGGGGCGGCTCCCTACGAAATATGACGCGCAGGCGAACGAGAAGAAAATACAAGCCTTCTTGAAGTACTGCCGCGACGCGGGCCTGCTACTTTCAAACGAGAAGCAGGCGATAACGATTGAAGGCGTCTTAGGCGTGTCGGTGGTGATGGCCAAGGAGTTTGGGTGCAAACACATCTTCATTGACAACCTCATGAAGGTCGTGCACGCTGAGGACGATTACACAGGGCAAAAAGAATTCGTGCAGGGGTGCTGTCAGATTGCCCGCGAACTTTCTGTGCATATTCACATCGTCCATCACGTCAGAAAGGGCGGAAGCGAGAAGGACGAGATTGACAAGTTCGCGGTGCGTGGTTCGTCTGCGATCGTTGACCAAATTGATAACCTCGTTTTGATCCGCCGTAACCTCGATAAAGAGCGGCTGGCAGAACAGCGCGAACTCACGCCGACCGAGGATCAGGACGAAGCTGACTCACTCCTGCGTATTTCTAAACAACGCAATGGCGATTTTATGGGGCTTGTGCCGCTTTGGTTTGACAAGAGAGGCGCCGTATTTTGCACCAGCGCAGAAAGGGCACTGCCGCGCCTTTTGCCCGACGCCGCACTGCCCGCCGATTGCTTGGACGGGCGCGAAATCTAGGAGAATGAAAAATGACTGACAGGAAAAGAATGGCGCCGCGCGTGCTTGAATACAAGCTGACGGCGGCGTTAAGAACGCTACGGGAAGTCACGCAGGCTTTGGAATCGGTGCTGGAGAGCCGAGGCGGTGAGGGCTGGCATAGCTACGACAAAACCGACGCGGGGACGCACCCGGCAAAGGACGGGGGATACCTTGTGACGCTTAAGGGGCCGACCGGGCATCTAAGCGTAGAGGTCAGGCCGTTCGAATCGGGTAAAGGTTTTGCGGGCGACTGGAGTCGTTACAGCGTTCAGGCGTGGCGGCTCATTCCGACGCCTTACGAACCCGAGGAGACTGAAGCATGACAACCTACAAAATCGAAATAGACGGGCAAAGGGCGGTAGACCTCGTGACGGCGCTAAGATGCGCCGGGCTGGACGATTTGGCCGACGACATAGACCGACAGATTCACGAGCAACGTGCTCAGGCCGTGCGGACGCTTTGGATGCAGGGGGCGCCGAAAGCCTGCAAAAGCGCAGAAAGCCAAAGGATCGACGACTTTTTTAAGTCTGTTTTCGGGGGGCGGGTATGAACGCTAGTCCGCGATTTGACGAGCCGTATGACGTCCCATCGGGCTACTTTGACGAAGAACTCTTATTACTCGAAGCCGTGCGCCGGGCGGCGGACGATACGCGCGAAACAGCGCTTATTATGGACGCCTACGACGCCCGCCGGATGCTGACGCAGATTGTCGCCGGTGAAGGCACCCGTGAAACGTTTCTAGCGCTGATTCGGCTTTGCACGTGCTCCGAGATCAAACAGGCCAATGACGATACGATTACGGGCGGGATGGCACGTGTAGCCGATCGCGTGAAGTCCGCTTTACGCGCGAATGAACGTAGCATTACCCACGAAGCCGGTCGAGACCGGCAAAGGGGCTGAGGTGAGATACAGCATTGAAACGGTGTTTGAGGTCACGGACGAGGCCGGGCACAAGTACGTCATCAAATTCTTTCCGTTAAATTTTTGGTTCTTATACCGAATCGACGCGACGGGCAAGCTCGGAGAGCTTGAGGACGCAGGGCGCTGGCACGATGAGGCGGACATTACGCTGGAAACGGCTCGGGCCATCGTTGACGAGTTCAGAGAATCACGCACACTGGGGGCAGCATGACGATGATCAGGGTCGCAAACCAAAATTTTACGGTGTGGAAGGAGATCACGAAGGGCCGAAAAGAGCGCCTGCAAAACCTGCCTGAGTACGGCGAGCGCGTCTTACTCGAATTCCGCACGACGCCCGCCCAGCCGGTGCCGTTTCGAGCCTTCGGCAAGCTCGTGCGCATGAATATCGACGACGGTCCGGCGTTTCTTTTGGAGCTGTACGGCCGCTTTGTGAGTGCTCGAAAGGTCGCGCGATATGCTCAGCGACCGGAGGACGTCAATGCAGCTTACTGAAATCCTGAGGTTTACCGTTGCCGGGAAGCCGGTCGGGAAGGCCCGCCCGCGCTTTACCCGGCGAGGGTTCGCCTACACGCCGGAGAAGACTGTCCGATATGAGGCCGCCGTCCGCGCCGCCTGCATCGAGGCCATGAAGGCGCAGGGCGTTCAAAAGCGCGTCGGGGTGCCGCTTGCGATTAAGTGCGAATTCTTTTTCGAGCCGCCGAAGTCGTGGAGCAAAAAGCGCCGCACCGAGGCCGCCGATTTGGCGCCGTACGACCAAAAGCCTGACGGCGACAACCTCCTGAAGATCGTCAAGGACGCACTAAATGGCGTCGCTTACGATGACGATAAGCGCATATGCTCAGAAACCGCGATAAAGCTGTATTCTGTCGCGAGCCTAGCAGACATAACGCTTTACGAGGTCACACGCTAATGCCGCGATATATCGTCCTGCAAATCCCGACCGATTTCGCCGCCTTGGACAAACGTTTGGAGATTTGGGGCCGCGTCGTCAAAGACCGCCCGCATTACCAAGAAACGGTGCTTTATCGGCACATGAAACTTTTCGGGAAGGACGATCAACGGCGCTGGCCGGACGATGCGGAGGCCGAGGCCCGGGCGCTCTCGCGCGGGGATTACGCAGAAGGCTGGCTGATTGATGCCGCGTGGCAGAGCATGAAGGACGCACGATCGAAAGACCTGCTACTGGCGTGGTACGTCTACAGCGTGCGAGACAGGGCGCTTTTAGGGCGCCTTCTCAGCGTCAACCTGCGCACGATTCAGGAGCGCTTACGGCAGGCACTCGAACAAATTCAGGCGGCCATATATCGAGCCGAGGGCCGTAATCCGTACGATTAAATCGTACGTTTTAAATTAGTCTTCTGAGGGACGGGGCCTGTATAATGCGTTATGGAAAATTGGAAGCTGTGTATCAGCGGGTGGAATGCAGGCTGTGGCCTGCGTTTTCGCACCCGACAGAATCGCAGCGCCTAGCTTTCCGGTGGTTTTCTGATATTCTGAAACTCCGTATTGGAATGGTTCTCCGATTTAAGCCATCAGGAAGCTCCCTCCTGATGGCCTTTTTTTATGGCCGAAAATACTCATCCCAAAAATGGCGAAAGAATACCGAAGCCGTTAGGACGTAGACCGATTGAAATCGACCTGAAGAAGGTTGAGGAGTACGCGCAAGTCTGCGACAATGAGGAGGAAATCGCCCTTGCGTTGGGGATTTCTCAGGACACGTTGACGCGCCGCAAGCAGAACTATGCGGAATTTGCGGCCGCGATTAAAAGAGGTAAGGCCAAGGCAAATGTGTTCGTCGGCGGCAAGCTGATGGATCAAATCAAGAACGGAAACATTGCCGCGACGATTTTCTATCTTAAGTCGCGATGCGGGTGGAAGGAAACTCAGCGCCTAGAAGGCGATTTGACCACAACAGCGAAACCGCCCGAGGGCTTGCAGGATATTTACAACGCGCTGGCCCGCGGGACCAAGCAATGACAACCAATAGCGCCGACCCATTCGTCGAACTGTACAGGCCGCACCGATACAAGGTGTTTTACGGGGGGCGAGGCAGTGGCAAGAGCTGGGCAGTCGCACGCGCGCTAATCGCCATGGCTGATTTCGGGCGGGTGCGCATTTTGTGCTGCCGTGAGGTGCAGAACTCTATCCGCGATTCGTCGTATCAGACGCTGAAAGACACAGCGGAGCGCATGGGCTTATTTGACCGGTTCGACTTCAAAGAGTCTGAGATAGAGCATAAGCGTACCGGAAGCCGCTTTATCTTCTCGGGCCTCTTGCGTAATGAGAACTCGATTAGGTCAAAGGAAGGCATTGATATTTGCTGGATTGAGGAGGCATCATCCGTTTCGCGCAAATCGTGGGACGTGCTGATTCCGACCATCCGCAAACCCGGGTCAGAGTTGTGGCTGACGTTCAACCCGCTCACGGTCGACGACCCAACGAATGATTTCCTAGAGACACCGCCCCCGGGCGCCTACGTTCGCAAGGTCAACTATACGGACAACCCGTATTTCCCTGAAGTCCTTCGGGAGCAGATGGAATGGGACAAGGCGAACGATTACGAGAAGTATCAGCACATTTGGGAGGGCTTCCCGCTCACCATCAGCGGGGCGCAGATTTTCCGCGGCAAGTACGTCGTCGAGTCGATTCCGGACGATCTTTGGCAACAGGCAGACCGGCTGTTTTTCGGCGCCGACTTCGGTTTTGCGCGTGACCCGTCGACGCTCGTTCGGTGCTTCATATTGGATAATCGCCTGTATATTGACTATGAGGCGTATGGCGTCGGCGTTGAAATCGACGAGTTGCCTCAGCTGTATCGCTCGGTGCCCGAGTCGACGAAATGGCCGATTAAGGCGGACTGCGCCCGGCCTGAGACAATCAGCTATCTGAAACGCCACGGGTTCAACATCGAGGGCGCCGAGAAATGGCCGGGGAGCATCGAGGAAGGCATTAGCTTTATTCGAAGCTTCGATAAGGTCGTTATCGACCCGCGATGTGTGCACACGGCGGACGAGTTCAGGCTGTACTCGTACAAAACGGATAGACTGACTGGCGAGGTTCTGCCGGTCGTCTTAGACAAAAACAACCACTGCATAGCAGAAGGGGCATTGATTAGGACAATCAATGGCGATGTTCCTATTGAAAGAATCAAGGTCGGCGACTTGGTTTTGACAAGGATGGGATTTAAGCGGGTTTTGGCTAGTGCGATTACTGGCGAAAACAGAGAAGTCCTAGAAATAACAACTGGTTCAGAGGTGTTAAAATGTACCGCAGAGCATCGAATCTTTACAAAGAATCGAGGCTTTGTTGAGGCACAAAATTTAACTACTCAGGACGTGTTGTTATGCCTAAAGCAGAAACCATTATTTACGACGGGAAGCGCTGGAACAGATATCCGGAATCAGAAAGGCGAAGCGACAGAGCTTATTTCAAGCGATCTGTTACCGGCGGGGCAATATGGTTGCACAGATACATTTGGGAGAAAGCTAACGGAGCAATCCCGAAAGGCGCGCATATCCATCACAAAGATGGGAACACGCTTAATAACGATCTGTCAAACCTTGAGTGCCTTACGCCGAAGGCTCATAGAAAAAACCATCCCATTGTCGGTGAAGCTCGTGAAAGACAGCTTAAGCACCTCGAAGGCATCAGAGAGAAAACGAAAGCCTGGCACGCTTCTAAGGAAGGACACGAATGGCACAAGGCGCACGCTAAAGCACACCACTGGGGGGTTTTTGACTTACCGGAGAAGAAGTGCGCCCATTGTGGGAAAATCTTTAAGCCTAAAACATATCGCGGAAAGTTCTGCTCAAACGCGTGTAAATCGGCGTGGCGGAGAGATCAAGGACTTGATAACGTCGAAAGGATTTGCGCTCAATGCGGAAAGGGTTTTACCTGCAACAAGTACAGCAAACATCGTTTTTGTTCTAAAAGCTGTGCGAGGCGTTACGAAGGTATGCAAAAAAGAAAAACGGGTTTATGACCTAACAATTGAAGGTCAGCCGGAGTTTTTCGCAAATGGAATTTTGGTTCACAACTGTATCGATGGAATCAGGTATTCCCTGGCAGATTACATAAAGGCACGAGGCTATGGCTTCAAAATCTCGGAAGACGAAACGCCCGACCTCTGGCTTTGAGGTCACCGGCGAATATGACGGCTCCTCAACGGTGGTAGACGCTATCCCGCAAGAGAAAGACATTCGCGAACTACTCAAGCCCGCGCGGTCACTCGCAGGGTCAAAAGCGCACTACAAACAGCTAGACGGCGCTATGGACGCGGCTTTTGCGGGCGGCATTGTGCCTAAATTCGAATGGTCAGCGATCTCAAGCCTTGTCAGCTTTGTCGGCTACGGCGTTTTGCAACAGCTTTCGCAAGACGCGCTCATTCGCCTGTGCATTCAAACCCGCACAGATGAGATGCTGCGGGCGTGGATTGAAATCAAGTGCGACGACGACAAGCGCAAGAAGGCACTTGAGGAAGAGATTGTCCGGATCGGCTTGCGCGATACGCTTTACAAAGCGCTCACGACCATGGGCATGATGGGTGGCGCCTTCGTGTTTATCGACACGGGGCACGCCAAGCCGGATGAAGTACTCAATAAGACATCACGCTCGACGGAGCTTAAAGACCGCGTATCGTTCCGCGTGATTGATCCGATCTTCACGACGCCGCAGAGCTTTAACGCGTCTGACCCGCTGAAAGAAGACTTTTACAAACCCGCGGTGTTCTACATCATGGGCACGGCGGTGCATACGTCGCGCCTGATCCGACTTGTTGAGAACGAGGTACCGGACTTACTCAAGCCGTCGTATAACTTCTTCGGCATCGCTCAGGCGCAGTTGCTTTCGGACTACGTGACGCACTTCCGCAAGAACCGCGAGGAAGTAAATACGCTTCTTACAAAGTTCTCGACGAGCTTCATTAAGACCGATTTGGGCGCTCAGCTCTTTGCCCGTAAGTCGTGGCAACCGGTGAGCGACCGCGTGAAGTTCTTTGCGAAGTTCCGAGACAATAGCGGCGTCGGCCTTCTCGATAAGGACAAAGAAGACTTCGTGCAGGTCAACACGCCGATTACGGGCCTCACTGACATTGTGCGCCAGTCGCTTGAGTTCGTCGTGTCCGTCAACCAAAGCGGTGTAGTGAAGACGCTCGGGCTGTCGCCTTCGGGCTTTAATGCTACGGGCGAGAGCGACATTAAGTTGCAGGCCGACTTAATCGCCACGCGGCAGGAGAAGATTCTGCGCCGCCCGCTTGAGGAGATACTGCGCATTTTGCAGATCAATCTCTTTGGTGACATTGATCCTAGTTTGAGCTTTGAATTCTGTTCGCTGGACGAAGACGACGAGCGCACGACGGCGGAGGTCAAGAAGATGATGGCCGACACGGCCGCCGTTTACCTTGACCGCGGCGTGCTCTCAGAGGACGAAGTCCGCGCGGCGTTGAGTAATGCCAAGGATCATCCGTATGGCGATCTTGAGGGTGAAGCCCCCGGGGCGCCGGAAGACCCGTTCGGGCAAATGAGCAGCACGACTACGGAGGAGCGCGATGACATCGACAAGGCGGGCGCCGTCTACTGACGTACGCATACGAGCCGTGCGGCCGAATGCAGGGCTTCGGAAGGCGTACGCGGGCAAACTGCGCTCGCTCGTGCGTCAGATGGCGCAGGACGTCGCCAAAGAACTTGAGGGGCTGTATCGCAAGGTCGAGCCGCGGATTGCGAAAGACGCTAAGGCTGAGTCCCCTGCCGAGCGCTTGCAAAAGATCATTGACCGGATGCGGAAGAAGTGGGAAGAAAGCACGCGCGACTTTGCCGAAGACACAGCGGATTGGTTTGTCCGGAAGACGCGGGACCACGTCGACCGGGCGCAGAACTCAGCGCTACGGGCCTCGGGGTTTGATGCCTTCGACCTGCGTTTTGACAAGGGGCAGATTTCGCAAGACGCTTTTGACGCACTTGTGAACGCCAATACGTCGCTCATTAAGTCCATCAGCTCCCGATATCTTCAGGAAGTCGAGGGGCTTGTCATGCGTGCCGTGACCGATGGGCGAGACGTAGCGGGGCTTAAGTCCGAGCTATCCAAGCGCTACGACATCACTCAGCGCCGTGCCGACCTCATTGCCCGCGATCAGTGCAATAAGGCGACCGAAGCCCTGTGCCGCGCGAATGATTTAGAGGTTGGTGTAGAGCAGGGCGAATGGATTCACGTACCAGGCAAGCACACGAGCCGCGAGACACACAAGGCGATGGACGGCAAAAAGTTCGACCTAAAAAAAGGACTTTACGACCGCGATGTTGGGCGCTACGTCCTCCCCGGGGAATTGCCGGCCTGTTTTGTTGGGGAATCAAAGCTTAACGATCTTCCATTCCCAATGAAGCTGTATCGGCGTCTCTACACGGGAAAATTGGCCGAGTTCATTACGGACGACGGCACAGTGTGTAGTGCGACACCGAATCACCCAGTACTCACGCTTAAAGGGTGGAAGCCCGCGCGCCTTCTCGACAAGGGAGATTATTTGATCCATAAAAAGCGGACAGATTGCTCCCTCATCAAAGAACTCAACGCAGATTGGGTTGTACCCACATTCGAGGAGCTTTTTGATGCGCTTGTTCTCGACGGCGTTCCCGCCTCGGTATCTGAGGGTTCCGCAGGTCAATTCCACGGCGACGGGTCCGACGGCAAAGTCGACGTTATAGACGTCTACGGCCTTCTGACGAACGAAGTCAATGCCGAGCTGAGTCAGGTATGTGGCAAATTCGGCCTCTCCTTTGCCGAAGCGGCCGACTTTGCCCGTTTGCTCTCGGGATTGCGCCCATCGGACGCGTTCATCGTGCGGGTGAGTAATTCCGGTGACGGCAAGATTGGCGGCCTTTGTGATCGCTTTTCGAGCTTCTTCAGAAGCTTGAGCAAAACGCAAAAGCTGTGCTTCTTGAATCCCGCGAATTTTGACCCCAGCTCTTTCGAGCCTTCGCCGGATGGCTTGACGGCCAACGTTGAAATGTTTGGCAATAGCCTGCTCGGATTGTCCGCTTTGGTACATGGTGATGATTTCATCCTCGGGCAGCTGGATGCGATCGCCCGTGCGGCGGTAAACGGGGATTTCTATTCCTCTCTTCCGAAGGTGCTTGCTGATGATGTCGGCGGAAAACCCGATCTCTTTTGCGATTTGAATGAGGCGCTTGCCTTCGGATACGGCCTTAGCCGCGTGAGCGAAGTGCGATTCCGTGAATTTTTTGGACATGTGTACAACCTCCAAACTCAGGTTAATTGGTACATTGTAAATAATACCGTGGTTCACAATTGCCAGTGTACGTATCGTCCAATATTGAGTAGGAAGCTATGGAAAAAGAACTCTTAGCGCTTGATGAGAAGGTTGTTATGGAGTCGGCGCGGACGCGCGACAAGAACGGCTTTTTGCAGGTCAAGACATCGAATTTAACGCGCGACCACGTGGCGCCTTACTACGGGCGCGAGATTCCCGGATGGGAAGAGCGGCAGTTAGACCCGGACCGGATTTATTACGGCTGGCGCAACCCAGACGAGCTTAAGGCGGCACTCGCGACATTCAACGGCGTTCCGCTTTTAATCGAGCACAAGTTTGACAGCGCCGAGCACCCTAATAAGGAGTTACGCGTCGGCACCGTCGGCACTAGCGCGAAGTGGGAGCCGCCATACATTACCAACGCGCTCAGCGTATGGGATGAAAAAGCAATTTCTGCGATTGAGGACGGCACATTGCGTGACCTCAGTTGCGGATACAGATATAAGCCCGATTTCACGCCCGGGGAGACTCCGGACGGGCTTGCCTATGACTTCGTGATGCGCGAGCTCGCTTGCAATCACGTGGCACTTGTTCACGAGGGTAGAGCTCCCTACTGTTATGTCTCTGACGAAAAACCGAGAGGAATCACGATGAGTGAAGAAACAAAGGTTGATGGGGCGTGTGACGACTTCACGGAGTTTGCACGCAAGACTATCGACGAGTCAGGCGTTGAGCTGACGCCCGAGCAGAAGGACGCACTTGTGCGCGCTTTTGCAGAATCTCACGCGAAGTTCGAAGAAAGCAAAGCCGATGAGGCCGAGCAGGAAACCGAAGGCACGCGAGACGAAGAGCCCGCCAAGCCCGAAGGCGCCGAAGACGCTGACGAGCCCAAGGACGAGGCCAAAGCCGAAGACGAAGACGCGGGCGAAGCCAAGCCCGAAGGCGGCGCCATGGACGCGGCCATGATTGCCAAGACGGTGCGCGGGCAGTTGTCTGCACAGTACCGCGCGGCGACCGATGTCAAGTCCGTGCTTGGCAACGTCGACCCGATGGCTTACGACAGCGCCGACGCGATCTATCTCGACGCCGTCAAGGCGATGGGCGTCAAGAACGTCCCGGCGAGCGCCGCCAAACACGTCTTTGCCGCTTTGCAGTCGGTCAAGACCGCCGCCCCGAGCGGCGCAATGGATTCGGCGCCCAAGAGCGACGAAGATTTTTTGAAGCAGTTCATTCGATAAGGAGATGGGCAAATGGCTCTCCAGTCCAAAGTAAATGTGGGGCTCGCCCCCGCGATTGCGGGTATGCCCGCTAGCGTTGTTGAGACGCACTACACGGCGCAGACTTATCAGGCCGCCTCTGATCTGACGGTTGGTAATTTCTGCTTTGCCGACGCTACTGCCGGAGGAACGAAGGTCAACAAGGCCGGTACCGGCATCCTGCGCGGCATCGTCGTTTACACCCGCCAGTACATCACGGGTGAAGTGACTGCCGCTAACGCGATGGTCATTCCTAAGGGTGGGTTTGCACAGATCGCCACGAACGGCAAGTTTTGGGTTGTCGCGCAGAACGCTAGCGCCAAGGTGGGCGATTACGTGCTCGCCTCTCAGACTGACGGCTCTGTAACGACGCAGACGGGCGCCGCCAAGAAGGACGGCTACACGATGACGAATTTCGTCGTTGAGAATGTGCTGGGCACGGAAGCGAAGTCCCTTGTGCTGATCAGCAACCAGCAGCCCAATGTCGTGCCTCCGATGGCTACGGCTTAATCTTTTTTGAAAGGTGGATTAGAAATGGCACGAAGTGAAACCATGGAGCGCCTTGGCTTTGACCTGTGCAAAGGCAACGGGCGTTTTCTTCCGACTCAGAACGGCACTGCCGATATCGCGATGGACGCTGCTTTGCAGACCGTCGCCAACGTGCAGACCCCTGCTCTGTTTGCAACCTACTATAGCCCTGAGATTGTCGAAATCCTTCAGGCTCCCCGCAACTCGACGGAGATTTTCTCCGAAGAAAAGCGCGGCGACTGGAAGGACGTTCAGACGATGTTCCCGGCTGTCGAATACGTTGGTCAGACGACGGCATACAGCGACTACGGTCGTGGCCTGCTGTCTGAAGCCAACATTGAGCAGGTGACTCGCGAAACCTACAAGTTCCAGACCTTTATTCAGATCGGCGACTTGGAAGAAGATATCGCGACGGCTCAGAAGATCAATTTGCTGTCTGAAAAACAGCGCGCCGCGGCAACCGCGATCGAAATCGACGCCAACAATTACAACCTGTTTGGCGTCGCCGGTATGTCCATCTATGGCCTTCTGAACGATCCGGCACTGCCTGCCGCCCTGTCGCCCGCTGCCGTCGATACTAAAACGGCATGGGCCGACAAGGATGCGAACGCGATTTATAACGACATCCTTTCGATGTTCAATCAGATCGCCGCCGCGTCCAATGGCTACGTGAGCTTTAACAGCAAGCTGAAACTGGTGGTGCCGCCGTCCATCATGGGACAGTTGGCCAAAACGACGACCCTCGGCGTCGCGCCCGTTCTTCAGACTCTTAAGGGCTTCTTCCCGGGCCTTGAGATCATCTCGCTCCCGCAGCTTCAGGATGACACGGGCGTTTGCAAAGCCATGCTGATCGCGACGGAAATCGCAGGACGGCCTACGGCTAAATTCGGCTTCCTCGAAAAACTGAAGACCTATCCGGTTCTCGTCGAGCACTCTTCCATGTCTCAGAAGTGGGCATCGTCCACTACCGGCTGTCTGTTGTTCCGTCCGTTCGCTGTTGCGACGATGACGGGTATTCAGAAGTCGTAATAACCTGATCATTTTGACAATGCTGTCAAGTTGATCATGCCCCGGGGAGGGCTGGCGCTCTCCCCGTTCAATATTTAAGGAAACAGAAAAAATGGCCAATCAGGAAACTAAAGTGAAGCGTGCCCCGAGCGCTCCGAAAGTCAAGGTAATCAGCGAAGACGGCGCCACGGTGAGCGTCGGCAACACTGCCAAGACGTCGGATACGGTCACGATCCTTTTCCGCTCCCGCATCTCTCAGAAGTTCACGCTGAGTAACGGCAAGAGCGTCACCATCAACGGCAACGGCGTATATCTTGCGAACGCCTCGGGCGGCGCACTGCCTGCCGGTGGGTACGGCGTGACGGTTGTCGACCGCGCTTTATGGGAGCAGGTGAAGGCCGAACTCGGTCAGGCTTATGGCCCGTGGTTCGCATCCGGTCGCATCAAGGAAAAGAAGAGCGAGGCGCAGGGCTTGAATTTCGCGATTGACCACGCCGACGAAAAGACGGGCGACGACCCGATGCCTCAAAAGAATTCAACGAAGGAATAACGCCAATGACTGCCGTCGTGTTCGATCCCGAGACCTTCCGAAAGGTATACCCCGCATTTTCCGACATCACGCGCTTTACTGATGAGATGTTAGAAGCATGCTTTGATCAGGCGGCGGAGCTGATCGGCAACGACGACGACAGCGCGATTCCTTACGATCCCGACGCACAGCCGCCCATAAAAACGCGGGCGGTTGTTCTCACCCTCCTGACCTGCCACATTGCCACGCAGTCCTACATTTGGGGCGATCAGCAGGCCGGTCCTTTGCAGACTGCTGGCGAAGGCTCCGTGAGTGCCGGGTTTGGCGGCATGGTAGATGCTTCCAATCCCGCGTGGTGGAACTCAACGAAGTGCGGCGCGCAAGCGTGGGTGATTCTCAAGCGCTACGCACAAGGGCCGCTCTATTTTGGCGTCCAGCATATCTACATGGGTGGTTAAATGCGCGTCAAGGTCGTCTACTCGAAGGGCGGTTTGAAAGAGCTGGCGAAGGCCGCTCAGAAAGCCAAACTCGAAGCTGTGGCGGGGGTGCTTCGCGGCGCCACGAACTCCGACACAGGCGAGAGCGTGGCCGCCTATGGGCTGGCGCTTGAATACGGCACATCAAAGATGCCTGCGCGTCCCTTCCTTCGGCAAACGGTCGAAGGACACAAAACGGAATGGCGCGAACAGCTCGCCACGGGCGTGAAGCGCCTGGGCCTAAGACGAGCCGAAGAAGTGTTAGGCGTCGTCGGCCGCGTGATGCGTGCGGATATCATCGCAACGATTAAGCGCGGGGACTTCGAGCCGCTTTCGCCCGAGACGATTGAAGCCAAGGAGCGCAAGCGCAGGGAGAACCCGGCGGCGCCCTTGATTGACACAACATCCTTGATCAGGTCGATTAGCAGCGAGGTTCGGAACAAATGAATTTACACGCCGTGGTGCGGGGCGCGATTAACGCCGTTGCCCGCGATCTACCCGCCGAGCTTTACACGATGACGGGGGAGCAGGAGCGCGGTGAGCGCGGCGACTTACTCCCCGTGTTCGCTGGGCCGGTGCCGGTGCTTGGCCAATGGCAGAGCATCAAGCCCGACGAGATCATTAAGACCGAGCGCATCAATGAGGCGACAACCGTCCGCAGGGTATACCTTCGCGCGACGGATGACGCTTCTTCGCGCCCGTGGGCGTCGTGGCGCCCGCTCGGACGGTCAGGGGATTTACTCAAGGACGACCGCGGAGCCTTTTGGCTGGTCGATGCCGTGATTGAGGATTTCACGCACGAGGGATGGGCTTGCGTGCAGGCCGTTTTGCAGACGGTGCCGCCGCGCTTCAAAGTAAAGGAGCCAACCGATGGCGGCAGTTAAAGACATATCGCAGGCCGACATACTGAACGCGTGCATTAAGTTCTGCTACAACTTCGCGGCCCCGACCCTCACTGACGAGATGCACGTTCTTGACGGCTTCGGCAACAATAGAACGCTCCCGAAGGACGGCAATGATTTCTGTATTGTCACCCCGATTCGCCAGTCCCGAAGCGGCTCAAACATTGAGAGCTGGAAGCCTGACGGCGAGGAGGTGATGGAGCTTGCCGAGTACGTCAATCTAGACATTCAAATCGACGTCTATTCGACGAACATATTCGACGCATTGGAGCGTGCGCAGACCTATGAAACGGTCGCGCGTTCTGATTTCGGCGTGCAACACTTCTTAGCGTTCGGCATTGACTGTTTATTTGCCGAAGACGTTCAGAACCTGACCGCCGTAATGGATTCCAAACAGTACGTGAGCCGTTGGACTCTCGTTCTGCACTTGGGCTATTGGAAGCGCGTGAAACTCGCGCAGGATTTTTTCAAAACCGCAATTGTCGATGTGATAAACGTCGACACGAAATACAAACCATGAGGTAAAAAATGACAATTCCAGCTGGTTATCTTGTCGCGATCTCGCCGCGCACCATCAGCGCGGGCGCTTCCGATCTTGAAACGAACGGCATGGTGCTCACGAAGAGCGCACTGCTCCCGACCGGAGCCCCGGCCGTCGCCTTCGCCTCGGCCTCCGCTGTATCCGATTTCTTCGGTCCGGACTCCGACGAAGCTCGCTTTGCTCAGCAGTACTTCACGGGCCTGACGAATCAGCAGAAGGCACCGACTGCGCTCGTGATCGGGCGCCGCATCAATGAAGATTGTGCCGCGTGGATTCGAGGCGCCAGAGTTTCCGCCGACTTGGCCGCATTCAAGGCCATCAAGGACGGCACCATGAAGCTCACGATTGACGGCGCGGAAAAGACCGCCGCAAAGGTTGACCTCTCGGGCGCCACGTCTCTCTCGGATGTCGCCACGAAGATTGCGACGGCCCTGACCGGTTGCACGGGCTCTTACGATTCGAACACGCAGACATTTACGTTCACATCGACGACGAAGGGCGCCACGTCTACTGTGGGCTATGCCTCTGCGGGAGAAGGTGGCACGGACCTCTCTGCGAAACTCAACCTGACGCAGGCCGCGGGTGCCGTCCTTTCTCAGGGCGCAGCGGCTCAGACCGAAGCGGCTACGCTTGATGCCGTCCGCTCCGTTACGTCCAACTGGGCGCAGTTCACGACCTTGTGGGAAGTCACTGACAAGGCAGAGGCCGAAGCCTATGCCGCGTGGGCCGATATCGAAGACGATTTTGTGTATGTCTTCTGGTCGAGTGACACGAAGATGACGAGCACGCTGACGCAGGAATCGACTATCGCCTACGCGATGAAGGATCGCTATAACTGCACCTTCCCGATCTATGCTCAGGACTACGTTACGGCGGCTTTTGCCGTGGCCTACCCGGCTACGATCAAGTGGGATGCGACGCAGGGCATGAAGGTCATTTTTGGCAAGACGGCGAGCGGCCTGACGCCGACGGTGACGACCGAGCAGGAAGCTCAGGCGCTTGACGCTCTCGCCGTCTCTTACATCGGCCAGTTTGCCACGCGTAATGATCAGTTCCAGTTCACGAACCGCGGCGCCCTTTGCAACCCGGCCATGTACGGGTTCTATGACACGCTGATTGGCTCGATTTGGCTTCGCTCCAAATTGCAGACCTCGATTATGAAGGGCTTCGCTACGGTCAACCGTGCGCCCTACAATGCGACGGGCTTCACGATGCTCAAATCGTGGTGCCAAGACCCGATCACGCAGGCATTGAATGCGGGCGTCATTGACGCGGGCATTAGCCTTAGCGACAGTCAGAAAGCGCAGATCATGCAGGAAACGGGCAACGAAGAGGCACCGCGCGAACTGCAAAGCAAGGGATATTTCTTGCAGGTGCTCGATCCGGGCGCGTCCGTTCGCGCTCAGCGCGGTGCCCCGATCTCGCAACTTTATTACGCTTACAGCGGAAGTATCGCCCGCGTCTCCCTTCCTGTAACGGCAGTGTTATAGACAGCCGGTAACCGCAGTCCTGTAAATGTCACGTGGCCGCTTTTCGGAGCGGCCTTTTAGGAGCATATAAATGCCGTTAAAAAATAAGACCTCAGCGAACGTAGTCGCATGGCTCAAAATCGAAAACGTCTGCCCGTCGGGCATTCAGCTCACGCAGTTCTCGACGGATGCCGGTATTGCCGCCGACGCCGTGCAGGAAGTGCAGGCGGACATGACGCTTGATGGCCATCTCGTCAAGGGCTACACGCCGAATCCCTATGTGGTCAATCTGACGCTTCAGCCGACCGCCCCCGCAATTGCTTATCTGCGCGAGGCTCAGGCTTTGCAGAAGTCACTTAAAACGCCGCTTGGTGTGGAACTGACGGTGTATTACCCCGCGACTGACCGCACCTATCAGTTCGTCAATGGCGTCTTTACTCAGATGATGCCGATGCCTGCCGCCAATCGCATGCAGGACCCGGTGACGGTTCAAATGACGTTTGAGGACTGCCAGTAATGCGCGAGGCCAAAACCATCACACTCCAAGACGGAGAGCGCAAATTTACGTTCTCGATTAAGCCAATGTCCGCCCTTAAGGCGGAACGCTGGCTGATCCGTGCGGCGTTCGCGCTGGGCGGCGGCCTGTCGTCTTTGACGAAAGACGCCGACGCGACGGAGATCGTCAAGGCGCTCTCTACCGTCGACTATGACAAGGTTGCGCCGCTTTGGGATGAGCTTCTTTCGTGCTGTGAGATCGTGCAGGGCGGGGCGACAATTCCGGTGGATGCCGACACGCTTGACGGGAAGATTGACTACCCGACGACCGTATTTCTTCTGAAGGCGGCGGCCGTACAGGCGAACTTCGGTTTTTTCGGCAAAGGCGGGTTCTCGCACTTCCTCTCCACGATGCGTGGCGTTCTGACCTCTTAAAAGTCAAAGGAACGTCGGCACTAGCGAATCTCCCGCCGGTTTGCGGTCGTGCCGTTTCCTCGCGGCTAGCGAGCCTGCGGGAGGTTCAAACCTATTACAGCCTGCAAGACGTCTACGACCTCGATGAGGTTTTGACCTTGCAGAACTACCATGAATGGCTTGCAAGCCGCAGGGATGATTGATGTCTGTCATTGACGAATTACTGATTTCCATCGGGCTTGACGCGAAGGAGTTTGCCAAGGGCGTCGATGCCGTTCGTGGGAAGGTCGAGAACTTTGCGACAAAGGCAAAGGAGCAATTTGAAGCGGTCGGCACGCAGTCGAAAGACACGGGCGCCGTTTCTGCGCTCTCTTTCTCGCGTGCTGGCGAACGCGTGCAAAAGCTCGGCGAAGCGTCGAAAGAAGCCGCCTCGGCTATTGCCGATTCCTTCAAAGGTGCTGCGCCCGCCATTGAGCTGGTGCGCTCAAAGCTCGGACTGTTGGCCGCGACCTTCGGGCTTGTGGCCGGTGGTGCGCAGACGTTCGGCAACTATGTCGATAAGTCGGAATCGCTTGCGAGGTTGTCGACTCAGCTCGGTGTGTCGGTGCGCGAGCTTGACGCATTCGGGAAGGCCGCAGAGGCCGCCGGGGGTTCTGCCGAATCAATCTTTGCCTCGATGAAGACTTACTTCCAGCAGACCGGGCGACCGGCTGAGGAAGTCTTTCAGCTTGCGAGCAAAGTCGAGGGCATGAGTCGCGGTGCGGCTCAGCGCTTCTTACAGGCTCAGGGCGTGGCGCTCGATGCCATCCCTATCTTCCTGCAAGGACAAAAGGCGCTCGATGCCTTAATGGCGAAGTACCGCAAGACGGCTTTTACTGCGCAGGACAGTCGGAACGCCCGCGCGTTCAAAGTCGCGTGGATGGATTTCAAGATTGCGGCGCAAGACGTCGGCAATGTGTTCGTGCGGCTGGTGCTCCCGGGCGTCACAAGGTTGCTTGACGGCTTAAGCGGCCTTGTCGGGATTATCCGCGAGAACTCACGTGCCTTTGCCCTGCTCGCGGTCGGGTTCGGGCTTGTGTTTGGGCTTAAAAACCTGAATGCGATTAAGAACGCGATTCTTGCCGTGCGGACCTTCGGCATGGCCGTCAAGATGGCGGCCCTGCCGGTGACGGTAATCGCGGCAGGCGTAGCGGCCCTGGTGCTCGCTATTGACGACCTGATTGGCTTTGCACAAGGCGCCGACAGTCTTTTTGAGCGAATGCTTAAGAAGATGGGCGCCGGTGCCGCCGACATCGAAGAGTTGCGCGAGAGCTTGAAAACGCTCGGCGAGGGCTTTACATGGCTGTGGGACAAGGTCAAGCCGCTTTTAGGCGGCGCCCTGGCGCTTGTCTTTAAAGCCGTGTCGGTCGTTATTGTCGGGCTGGTTGCCGCCATTAACGGCGTTGTCATCGGCTTTAACACGCTTTGGCAGACGGCGAAAAAGGTCGGCAAGGGCATAGCCTCAGTCTTTACGGCTATTCCGGACGCGATCATTGAGGCGCTAAAAACGGCATGGCAGACGCTTACCGGGTGGTTCGATGACGCCGCCGATCTCATTAAAAATAAGATTGGCGAACCCATTAAGGGGCTTTTTGGCGGCATCGGTAAATTCCTCGGCTTTAGCGGCGACAAGGCCGACGACGAGGAGAAGAAGAACCAGCCCACGAGCACCCGCGAGCGTGAGATTGTCGTTGTGAAGCAGGCGGCATATAAGGCCGCCGCCCCCAACGTCGTCACTAACGCAAGCATGAATGTCGTGAACAACATCGAGACAAGAGACAACGCGCAGGCCATCAGCCGAGCCATCGGCACCACGGTCACGGGCGGTTTCAACCGTCAGGCGGAACTTATCGGCCAGTCGACGCGCGGCGTCAATTTGAAGTGAGGGACTGAATGGCTCAGGACTTTTCTACGTGGGCGATTCTGAACGCTTCTGATCGGCCTGTTTGCGATTACGTCGGCATTGTGTCCTGCTCCCTTGCCGAGGCCGCTCGGGTTCTTACGGAGCCTTTAGAGGGCGGGAACCTTGCGGCCTATAACAAGGTGCAGGCACCTGATGCCGTGTCGCTATCGCTTGCGCTTGACGGCGATCCGTCGATTCAGACTCAGGCCTTAAATGCGCTTCGGAGTCTGAAGCAGGCGATAGGCACCGACTCGCTTTGTAAACTCGTGACGCCGTATTTCGTGGTCGAAAATCTCGCGCTTGAGACAATCAGCCAGTCGCGATCGGTCACGCAGAACGCGAGTTCTCTGATCGTTGAATTGGGATTTATCACGATCCGAGCGGTTCAGACCGGCACGCGTAAGGTCGTTTGGTCGCCGCAAAATCCGACGAGTTCGGACGAGGTGAGCGCCGGGAAGGTGCAGCCGAAGACGCTGGCCGCAAAACTTGCCGAGGGCCTTTTATGAGCTGGATGCAAATTCCTCTGTCTGCCGTGCCGTTTCAGACGGTGAGCGCCGTCGTCAACGGGCAGAATTATCGCGTGACGGTACGCCAAAACGGGGCATTTATTTATACCTCGTTGATGGTTGACGGCGTGCGGGTGGTTGATAACGCGCTGGCGGTGGCACGCGGGCGCGTGATCCCTTTCGCTCAGACCGTGGCGCGGACCCGGCTTTACTGGGTTGACACGCAGGGCAACGACCGCCCGCAGTACGGCGGACTGGGCGATAGGTGGATTTTGGTATACGAGGCGGCCAATGAGTAGCTACACGCGAAAGATTATCCGCATCCGCATCACGATGGACGACGGCGCCAGCGGCTCACAGATGACGTTCACGGAGAACGCGATAGCGGTTCGGATTCAGAAGCAGGGGGCGCCGGAACTGCCGAAGGCGCAGGTAGCTATTTGGGGCCTGTCGCAGGATCAAATGACGCAGCTCACGATGCTGTCTTTTGATGCGCTGTCGTTGCGCCGGAACGTGCTTGAGATTGCCGCAGGCGAAGAGGGGCGCGAGTTGGCCGTTGTCTTTCAAGGCGAGATCATGAACGCGGCGCCGGACATGAATGCGGCACCGTCGCCCGTGATGCGCCTTGAGGCCATTTCAGCCGCCTATCCGAAGCTGATCCCCTCGCCTCCCGTAGCGGTCAAGGGTGAGCAGACTGTAGACAGCCTGATGCAGGCTTTTGCGGGTGAGGCGGGCTTGCAATACGAATCGTCAGGCATCACATCGAGCCTGACGAACTGCACGATTAACGGCGACCCGATAACCAAAAGCAAGTGGGTAGCCGACACAATCGGCGCCGATCTCGTTATTGACGATCAAAAGATGGTACTGGTCGGCCCCGACAGTTCTCGCGGGGAGGCTGTGGCCATTGACGTCATCAACCCGCAGACGGGGGAAATCGGATATCCTAGCTTCGACTCGCTAGGCATCCGGGCGGTGTGTCTGTTTAATCCCGTCCTGATGGTCTGCGGGCTGTGCCGTATTGAAAGCTCGATGCCGCGAGCCACAGGGGTTTGGAAAATTTACAGCGTGACGCATGACATTGCCGCCAACCTTCCGAACGGAGGCGCGTGGCGTACGGAAATCGCAGGAACGTGGGTTGACAGATGACTGAGCTTAAAACCAATGCGCGGGTATCGTCCTTAGGGTCGGAACTCAACGCACAGGAATTTTTTACGCGTTCGATCGTCAAACAGATGGTGAGCACCGCGATTCCCGTCCGCGTTGACGTGGTCGAGCGTGCGGCCGACGGTAGCGGCGCCCTGTACGTTGACGCCACGCCCCTTGTGTGTCAGACGGGCGCAGACGGCAATGTACTGGAACCTGTGAGCATCCCGCACCTCCCGTATTTCAGGCTTCAACACGGCACCGCCGCCGTGATTTGCGATCCGGTTGTGGGCGACATCGGGCTAGCGATTTTTGCTCAGCAGGATTGTTCACGACTGACGGGCGGCAATACGCCGGTTGCGCCGGGTACGTTCCGATGCTTTGATATGTCCGATGGCTTTTACATCGGTGGGTTTTGGGGGCAGGTGCCGAAGACCTTCATTCACATCGAAGAAGCGGGGACGATTCATGTCGTCGCACCGAAGCAGCACCACTTAGAAAGCCCGACGGTAATCGTGGATTGCGAGACCGTCACGGTGAATGCGAAGGATTCAGCGACAGTCGTCACGAAGACCGCAAAGGTGAATGCATCGAGTTCGCTCACGGTTGACAGCCCTCAGAGCACGTTCACGGGCAACGTCGCGATTCAAAAGAATCTGACTGTCACTGGCCACATCTCCGGCACGTCCGGCATGAGCATTACGGGCGGCACCGGGGGAGCGACTGCTACATTCCAGGGTTCGATTAAGGTTTCTGATGATGTTACGGCGAGCGGTATCAGTCTCACGAGGCACACCCACACCGAGCAGGGCGATGGGAAAGAAACGTCAGGGCCACATTAAGGGGGCGAGATGCACACTCAGAAGACTTTGGGTCTTTCTTCAGACTGGGATTTGGAAATTGACGCAAACGGCAATTTGAAGATGCTTGATCAGGTTGACGCGATCTGTCAGAACGTCTGCAATGAATGCCGGTTGTTCCTTCATGATGCATACTTTCGCTACGACGAGGGAATTGACTGGTTTACGGATCAGCTCAGTAGGCCCCTGCAAGTTGCGGTAGTCACCGACCGCCTGCGCCGGGCCGCGTTGAGCGTGCCTGGCGTGCTGGCGGTGACGGCGATCCACCTTGAAGTGTTGAACAAGAAAGAAAGAACCCTGCGCGGGACAATTGAAATCGAAACTGAGTACGGCCATGGCACAAGTTACATTTAATCAGAAAACGGGGGTAGTCGTTCCGTCGACGCGTGAAGTGCGCGAGGATTTGGCGCGGGCCGTGCAGGACGCGATGCCTGCGGCCGCCAACGGCGACCCCGTCAACGTCGATTCAACTTCGCCGCTCGGGCAGATCGTTGACCTGACGACGGCAGAGGTTGAGGCCAAGAATTCCGAAGTGGGCTTTTTAGCGAATCAATACAACCCGGATGTTGCGCATGGCATCTTTCTCGACGCACTGGCGAACCTTTACGGGCTACAACGCAAGGTCTCCGAGCCGACTGTTGTCGTCTGCACGTGCACGGGCCTGCGCGGAACGGTGATCCCGTACGGCGCAATCGTGGAGGATGCAAACGGCAACAAACTGCGCCACATTGCCGTGGCGGGAGCCGCCATCGGTGACGCGGGCACGCTGGAAACGACCTTTGCGACTGTAGAACACGGGCCGATTGAAATCGGTGCGGAAACCGTTACGAAGATCGTGACGGTGGTCGCAGGATGGGATACGGTAAACAACGCCGCCGCGGGCGCCACGGGCCGAGACATTGAGCCGGATGGCGAATTGCGCAACCGAATGAAAGAGTCCTACGCGATGAACGCCAACGGCACTGTGAGCAACGTTCAGGCCAATTTGTCGCAGCTTGAGGGCGTACTCGATTGCGTCGTTTTAGAGAACTACACGAACCTAAAAAAGACAATGTACGCCCTTGAGCTTGAACCACATTCCATTGCAGTGTGCATCGTGGGCGGCGAGGACGATGACATAGCCCGCGTGATTTTTGAACGCAAGTCGGGAGGGTGCGGAACGAACGGCGAGACGCTGGTTAAGTACGTCGACAAAGAGCACTTTAACGCCTTATACACGTATCGAATCGTCCGCCCGACGGCAGTCGATTTCCGCGTTAAGGTCGAGTTTTTCAGCGCCGACATGAATGCAGAGACGCAGAACGCAGTCAAGGAGGCCATTGTTAAAGACTTCCTAGGCGAGCTTGATAACTCGCGTGTGACTCTCGCGAGCACGGTTTACGCCTCTCGCTTTTATAAATGCGTGCAGGCCGTTACGACGTCGCCGGTCAAGGCCATTACGGTGGGACTGAATGAAGGCGCATTAGGGGCCTCGGTTGAGGTGCCCGCGAACGAGTCGCCGACAATCTCGCCTGAAACGATCACACTGACTTTCGGAGGCTAGCTTATGAGCGATTCACAGACGTGGCAGAACTTTGAATCTGCCGAAGACGTGCGCGAAATGGCCGACGTGACGAGTAACGCGTCTGTGGCCATGCAAAGCCAGTACGCTCATGCCCCGCGCATGAATGCGGTCGGAAAGATTTTGCAGGACGAGATTGACGCGACGGCTCAGCTCGATGATATCGCGGTGCAGGTTGCCGACGCACAGACGGCGAAGGGCGTATTTCTCGACTGGTGGGGCAAGCGCATCGGCATTGACCGCTATATTAAGGTCAAGGACGAATATGTCCGGTTCGATGACGACTATTTTCGTTTCCTGCTGATGTATCGCGCGGTCTGCAACGTGTCGGATTCGACGTGCGCGACGATGAATCGAATGCTTTCCCTGCTCACGAATACGAAAGTGTTTTGTGTTGACTATCAAGACATGACGATTTCATCGGTTGTCGTTATCGGCGCAATTAGTGATGTTATGTCGACCGTTCTTGCAACGTACGGGCTCTTAAATCGTCCGGCAGGCGTGCTTGCAAATTATTTGATTATATATCCAAACGAAGAAATTTTTGGCTTTCAAGGGTCAGACCTTCTACCATTTAATCAAGGTGTTTTTAATCCCGGTCGTACAATTCAAGTGTAAACATAGCAATATAGTATAATTTCCATATCTTGTAATGCAGGAGGAAATCATGCGTAAGCTAGATTTGACAAATCAAAAGTTTGGCCGATTAACAGCCCTGTATGAGAATGGAAAAACCCAAGATGGGCGAATTTTGTGGCATTGTGTATGCGAGTGCGGAAACGAGACAAACGTTCAGGTTTCTTCACTACGTGGTGGAACAACAAGATCGTGCGGATGCCTGTATAGAGAAACACTTAAAACCATGAACAAAATTCACGGTTTTAATAAACACGGAAATCCAGAAAGAATTTATCGCGTTTGGCGAGCAATGAAAACTCGTTGCAAAAGTCAAAAGCACCCAGAATTTAACTTGTATGGTGGGCGAGGAATTGACGTATGCGACGAATGGAAATCCAGTTTTAAATCGTTTGCTGATTGGGCATTCTCGCATGGCTACAACGACGAATTGCAAATTGATAGAATCGACAATGACAAAGGGTATTGTCCTGAAAATTGTAGGTTTGTGACCAGAAAACAAAACTGCAATAACAGACGTAGCAGTCGTCGAGTTCTTTTCCGTGGAGAAATGAGAACGTCTTCTGAAATTTCCGATCTGACAGGAATCCCATACGACGTTATCTACCAACGAATTACAAAACTACATTGGTCTGGTGAAGACCTTGCCAAACCAAGTAGGCTTTTACCAAAACGGAAAAAAGCATAACCAAACAGACTCGCGCAAGCGGGGCTTTTCTATTGGGCCACATATGAGCAATTATCCGCAGTTTCTTTTGGCGTCGGCCTTTGCGGCTGATGGGGACAAGACTATCCCTCCGGCTGACTCTCAGACGGCAGGCACAGGGCGTTTTTCGCAGGCGAAGGGCTGGACCGACGTCAACTCCAAGCCGATCGGCGAGGGCGGAATTCCCCCACGTCGAGACGACATAAATGGAGCCTTTTATCTGCTCTCACAGCTTCTCGTGTTTTATCAGCAGGGCGGCATTATGCAGTACACCGCCACGCTCGATTATGAGCCTGGAAACGAGGTTTTTAGCGCAGGCGTGAAGTATCGCTGTCTTGTCGCCAATGGTCCGGGGACTGCCAAGGGCGTTGTCAACCCCTCTGCTGACAAAACTGTTTGGAGCAATCAGGACTTGCCCAGCGTCTTGGCCGGACAGGTCACGCCGTTTTACAACTGCAAACTCGGCGGCTCTGACGGCAGAAGGCTCGTTCCGTGGGGGAGCACCGACGCTTATGAGTCTTACGTTATCTGCGACGGCGGTAGTGATGGACGCGGCGGGAATGTGCCGAATCTCATCGACAAGTTTTTACTTCCGAGCAATGTGGAGGATGCAGGCAAGACCGGCGGCGGCTTGAGCCTTCAGGTGCCGGGGGTCACAGTGAACGGCACTGTAGGCGAAACGGTTCTGACGATTGATCAGATTCCGTCGCACACTCACACCGGGTCAACGTCGACAACGGGCGCCCATTCTCATGGACGAGGCTCGATGAATATTACAGGCTCTTTCCAAATCGGCAGCTTCCCTCTGTATACAACGAAGCAAACGGGTGCTTTTTTTGGGTCAAATATAGGGAGTGCAGATTTTCATGGTCAAGATACACAGTCAAACGTCCCGGAGGCTACAAGTTTTGATGCCTCAAGATCATGGACAGGATACACGTCCTACGACGGGACCCACAGCCACAGTATGAATCTCAATAACACGGGCGGAGGCAAAGGGCATACGCACACAATCACCAGCTCATCTGAGACGCAGACGCTTACGCTAGACCGCCCGCCGTTCTATCGTCTTGCCTATTTTGTTAAGTTGCCGGAGTAAATCATGGCATCAAAAGAATTTCGTTTCCATTACGTCAAAACGCCGACCGGCGCCATAAGCGGGCAGTCTGTCCTTACGCAAACAGAGGACGCGATTAATAACCTCGGCGACTATATGGTCGAGGCTACGGGCGATGCGACCGAGGCGCTGAACAAGGCGACTGAGGCGCTCAACACGGCAAATACGGCTCAGCAGAATTCGGCTGAGGCGCTTGCTACTGCGAACTCTGCGATTGGCAAGGTCAACACTTTAACCAACACCGTTAACACGTTCGACGGGCGCATTAAAACAGCGGAAAGTAATGCCGCCAATGCCGTCACCGCGTCGACTGAAGCGTCTAATAATGCTGCTCAGGCCGTCACCACGTCCAACTCTGCGCTCAAAACGGCTCAGCAGGCAGTCACAACGGCCAATGCCGCGACGACGACGGCTCAGGAGGCAAGTGCTGCGGCCGCTCAAGCCGTAGGCACGGCGAACGCTGCGAACGCGACGGCGGCAGACGCGAAGCGAATTGCCCTGCAGGCCGTGACCGATACGGACGCCATTCGCGAAGAAATCAATCAGAACATGGCCGTGATGACCGAGAAGGTCACAGAGGCCACGACGCAGGCGCAGAACTCTGCGGCTTCTGCTGGCGAATCGAAGGCCAGCAGTGACCTTTCTAAGCGGTGGGCGACATGGATTTTTTTTGTTGAGACAGAAGACAGCAAGATCTACACGGTCGATAACGACGGCTATTCGTCCAAATGGAACGCTCAGCTCGCTCAGGCGTGGGCGGTGAAAACTGACGGCAAGGTGACGGAAAACAACCTGCCGGATGGTGCTGAGATAGATTACTCGGCGAAGTACTACGCACAACAGGCCGGGGGTTCGAATAGCGCGGCGAAGGCATCAGCCGATGCGGCGAAGGCTTCGCAGACTGCGGCGGCATCGAGCGCGGCGGCGGCGAAGACTTCACAGGACGCGGCCAAGGCTAGTGAGAACGCGGCCAAGGCTTCAAAGACGGCGGCGGCTGGTTCGGCTTCTGCGGCCAAGACGTCGGAGACGAATGCCCTTGCGTCTAAGAACGCGGCGGCCACGAGCGCAGGCGCGGCAAAGACTTCAGAGACGAACGCTAAGACGTCTGAGGATAATGCGAAGAAGGCAGAGACAGCGGCGGCATCGTCCAAGACGGCGGCGGCAGAAAGCGCATCTGCGGCGGCGGCATCAGCAGAAGCGGCGAAGGTTTCGCAGAACGCGGCTAAGGCATCCGAAACGGCGGCAGGCAATTCAGCGACTGCGGCGGCAGGGTCAAAGACTGCGGCGGCTACATCAGAAAAGAATGCCGCCAATTCTGCGACTGCGGCTAATGCGTCCAAAACCGCGGCCAAGGGAAGTGCTACGACGGCAAGCACGAAGGCAACTGAGGCCTCTGCTTCTGCGCAAAAAGCCAAGGATTGGGCGTCAAAAGAGGACGGCCCGGTTGAAGGTTCAGGCAAAACCGCCAAGTATTCTGCGAAGTATTACGCCGAGCAAGCGAATCAGAGCAACAGCGTAAAGTACGTTGCGCAGACGCTGACGGCTGAGCAACAGACCCAGGCACGCGCTAATATTGGCGCTGGGTCTGCGGCTGACGTAACTTCGCAGGGCACGCGGCTGACGGCAGTCGAAAAGAAGGCGGCTGACAACGCGACGGCCATCACGAACCTCAGGGGCGATATTCCGACAAAAACGTCTCAGCTCACGAATGATTCGGGGTTCCTGACGACACAACAACAGGCGGACTGGAATGCGACTTCGGGGGTGACGGCTATCAAGAACAAGCCGAAGATCCCATCGAAGACGTCCCAGCTCACGAACGATTCGGGGTACGTCAAGGCCACGAGCGGCACCACTGATCTGACGGCAGGCTCGTCCAACCTTGCGACTGGCGAGATTTATTTGGTTTACGAATAAAAGGAGTAAACATGAAGAAGGTAGAAAAGTACACCGGGGAAAAAACATATATGTTCCCTAACGGCGCCTTGGCAACGAAGGACGCAGTACTAGAGCAGTTCCCCGCCGCTTTGGCGTTCGTGCACTACGTTGAAACGGACGAAAATGGTGAGGTGATGTGGGCTTTTCAGAATTTATCTGCGATGCGCACGATGTATAAGATCGACGCGGCACTCACGGAATCTGAGGCCCTTGCGAAGATTGAAGAGATCATTAACACCGAACCGAAAGTGGACACAACGCCGTCGGCAGAAGAACGCATCGCGGCGGCACTTGAATATCAGAGCCTTGCATCGATGGAGACAGTGGCATGACTTACGAGCTTGTAAAACGCAATTTCGACAGAGGACTTTGGACGGCGCAGATGGTTCGCCTCGCTGTGAGAAAAGGCGTCATCACGAAAGAGCAGTTTAAGGAAATCACGGGGAAGGACTACTAATGACGAAAGCGTGCTATGTTGGCGTGGCCGGTAAGGCTCGCAAGGTCAAAAAAATTTACGTCGGAGTCGCCAACAAGGCGCGCAAAGTCAAAAAGGGCTATGTTGGCGTGGGTGGGAAGGCGAGACCGTTTTTCTCTGCCGAGCAGAAACTGGAGTACTATGGGACAGTGACGCCGTTAAGCAGTGCAAGATGGCTAGTAGCGGCTACAACAGTAGGAGATTATGCGCTGTTTGCCGGGGGCGCGGCTCGTTACACATCTGCTTACCCCTTCTATAGTACAGTAGACGCCTACAGCACGTCCCTCGTGCGCAGCAGTCCTACGGAGCTGAGTAAAACAGGGTGCGACTTAGCCGCGACGTCTGTAGGAGGTTATGCTCTGTTTGGCGGGGGCGCGGCTCTCGGCATAGCTTTTAATACAGTAGACGCCTACAGCACGTCCCTCGTGCGCAGCAGTCCTACGGAGCTGAGCCAACAAAAGACCGACTTGGCCGCTACGACTGTAGGAGGTTATGCGCTGTTTGGCGGTGGTAGTGATGGCGCCCTTCTTGACGCTCAGGCATTCTCTACAGTAGACGCCTACAGCACGTCCCTCGTGCGTAGCAATCCTACGGGGCTGATTCAAGGAAGGTTCGACTTAGCGGCTACAACCGTAGGAAATTATGGGATGTTTGGTGGTGGTGTCGCGAATGGCTCAACTTTTACCTACGTAGATGCATACAGCCCAGCCCTAGTGCGATCCAATATAAATATGAGCCAACAAAGGACCAGCTTGGCCGCTACGACTGTAGGAGGTTATGCGCTGTTTGGCGGCGGTGCTACCGGCCGTCAAGTAGATGCATTCAACGCTTATCTTGTGCTAACCACAACCACAGGATTAAGCCCATCAAGGGACAGAATGGCCGCCACGACCGTGGAGGGGTATGGGCTGTTTGGCGGGGGTTCTATCTTAGCTAATTTCTCCGGCTCTAATACAGTAGACGCCTACAGCACGTCCCTCGTGAGAAGCACCCCTACACCCCTGAGTCAAGAAAGGGCCGACTTGGCCGCTACGACTGTAGGAGGTTATGCGCTGTTTGGCGGTGGTAATGATGGCGGTAGTACATCTCTCACCGTAGACGCCTACACAGTAGGGGGAGGGTAGCCAGCCATCGAAGCCTGATCCTGATGACCCGCACAACAAGTATCCTGGCGGCTCATGGCCCGATAAAACCCCCTAGGGCGGCAGGTGCCGCCCTTTTTGTTAGCTCCTCAGCTTGGGTACGTTTTGTACCCTGACTGCTACGCCCCTCCGTGTGAGGGGCTTTTTTTTATAGGTGTTGCCATGTACTTGCGATGGCTTTGCTTTTTACCGGCATCCCTTGCCTTCGACGTTTTCGGACGTCTGCTAACGCCGCTCGTCGTTCTCTTTGCCGATAAAGACGGCTGGCTACCGTCATGGCTTTGGTGGTGGCAGACGCCGGACAATCCTATTGACGGCGACGCCGGGCACCTTGCGCGATGGGGCATATCAACCGCCCCGCTGGCGACATACGTTCGGCGTGTAGCGTGGCTTTGGCGAAACTGCGGCTACGGCTTCAACATTGACGTCATCGGCTTTCACCATCAGGCCGGAGACGTGAAGCAGGTCGATGGCGATCCAACGATTGGCGACACTTCGGGAATTTCGGGCGTGTGCCGGTGGAAGGTGTTTCGTGACGGAAAGCCTGTCTGCTGGCAGTTCTACTACGTGAAGCACTACCGGATTTTTGGAGTTTGGAAGTGCGTTCGCATTGGCGCCGGTTGGAAAATTTGGGGTGAGCCCGTCCCGGGATATGTTTACGGTCAACACTGGGTTTACTTTCACCCAATGAAGGGCTCAGGCCGAAACAATTGATATATGCCGGAGAGGGTGCGCATGACGAATGACTTTATGCCGGTAGGCACCGAGAAAATACTCGCCGCGGCAGTGGGCGCCCTCACCGGCGCCCTTTCGTTTTTCTTCGGGCTCGATACCAAGCCGCTCATTATTTGGCTCGCGATCTTTATCGCCGCCGACATCGTGACCGGCATGGCGGCGGCGTTCGTCAATCGAGACTTCGAAAGCCGGTGCGTCTCGCGAGGGCTTTTGAAAAAGGGGCTGATGTTTATTGTCGTAGGCTTTGCGCACGGCCTAGATGTGCAGTTTTCCTACACGCTGAACTATCTCGCAGTGTTTCAGGGCATTGTCATAGCGGCCTACGGCTTCACAGAGTTCATGAGCATCATTGAGAACCTTGACCGGATGAATCTTGGCGGGTGCATTCCTGCAATCATTCGCAAAGCACTCAAACAGATTAACGCCCGACTGGACGAATCAGTAGAGGAGATCGGCAACAAGCCGAAGGATGGCAAAAATGAAAATCGGATACTTTGATACAAAGGAGCTAGCCAGTAAGGACGGCCAGCGCTCGCCGTTCGGAGAGCAGCAGGTCAGATCAGAGCTGCTATTTTTACTGAACCGAATCCGCACGGCATGGGGCCGCCCGATCATTGTCAATAGCGCCTATCGCTCGCCGGAGCACAATCGCGCCGTTGGCGGCGTGGAGAACTCTTACCACGTCCAAGGCCTCGCGGCCGACATCCGGCCGGAGCATCAAGAAGACCTCCCGGAACTTCAGGACCTCTGTTTAGAACTCAATTCCGACGGCGGTGTAGGGCTTTATGACAGCTTCGTTCATGTTGACGCCCGGGGCTTCAAAGCGCGGTGGGACAACTGCAAAAAATGACCAAGGCAGAAATCCTCAAATACGTTTTTATTTTTTTCAAGGAGTACGCTATGCACAGCGAAGACTTTCGGGATTGGCTTAAGAAAATCGGCGTGAAGGCCGAAGACCTCACGCGGGACGCCTACGAAAAACTCAAGGCCGAGAAGGCAAAGATGGATACCGAGACGCGCCGCAAGTGCCGTCTTTTTTGGGCGACTGTCTCAGTCGTGACCTTCTTTATCGGCCTCGGGCTGGGTCATTTGTTCTTCTGA